CTTGGCTTCTACGGAAATTCGTACCAGTGTAAGGTGGCCGGCGACCGTGGCAGCGTCAGCGAACTGCACCCGCTGAATCCGGCCGGCATGAAGGTGGTGCAGGAAAACGACATGTCTCTTTCTTACGTCTACACGGACCCGAGCACGGGCCGGCAGCAGGCGTACCGAGACGATCAGATCATGCACGTGCGGTGGCTGTCGTTTGACGGCGTGCACGGCGAAGTGCCGGTCGAGCTCGGCAAGGACGCCATCGGGCTGGCCCGTGCCCTCGAGCAGTACGCCGCGACGTTCTACCGGAACAACGCCCAGCCCGGCATCATCCTGCACACGGACCAGGCGTTGCCACGCGAGGTCCGCGAGCAGCTGCGTGACCAGTGGGAAAGCGCCCATCGTGGCCCGGCCAAGGCTGGGCGAACGGCGATCCTCAGCAACGGACTCAAGGCCGACAGTGTCTCGGCGACGAATCAAGAGAGTCAGCTGGCCGAGCTCTGGATGCAGTCGCTGTTGGCCATCTGCCGCTGCTGGCGGATGCCGCCGCACATGATTCAGGAGTTGGGCCGGGCGACCTGGGGCAACCTGCAGAGCGAGATGGTGTCCTTCGAGAAGTTCACCATCGCCCCGTGGCTGCGTCGCATCGAGGGTGCCATAGAGCGTGACGTGCTGCCCGAGGATGGTGAGTTGTACGCCGAGTTCTTGGTCGAAGGGCTGCTGCGTGGCGACATCACGACCCGCTACCAGGCGTACGAAATCGCCATCCGAAACGGGTGGATGAAGCCAGAAGAGGTTCGGCAGAAGGAGAACCTCGGGCCGATGCAGTCGCCAACGAATGACTCGCCCGGCGAGGTTGAAGACACGCCAGGCGACATGGGCGAAGACGTGGCCGAGGTGGCTGCCGGCACGAGCAAGGACACGCCGGCAGACGTTGAGGACGATGCCAATGGCGGTTGACCTCAAGCCCACGGCTGGCATGGCCGAGGCTGCTCGCACCGGGCTGCGGCTGCACAACGAAGGCAAGAGTGGCGACGGGCTCAAGCCAGAGACGGTGCGCCGGGCCAACATCATCGCCGCCCGCGAAGAACTCACTGAAGATCACGTACGCGAGATGAACGCCTGGTTTGCTCGGCACGAGGCCGACCGCAGGCCAGGCTGGAACAAGCCGGGAGACGAGACGCCGGGCTTCGTGGCGTGGATGCTGTGGGGTGGCGACGCTGGCCGCACGTGGTCGGCAGACAAAGTCGAACAGATGGACCGCGAATCCGAGAGGAGCGAGAGCATGGACGCCAGCAACATTGAGCGCCGCGATTGGGAGTTCGCCGAGGACGGCGGTGCCGTGGTTGAAACCCGTGCGGACGGGCGGCCCGTGCTGACCGGCTACGCGGTGCGATACAACACGCTGAGCGTGGATCTCGGCGGCTTCCGCGAGACCATCCTGCCGGGTGCCTTCGACAAGGTTCTGAGCCGCCAGCGTGGCAAGCAGGACGTGGTGGCACTGTTCAACCACGACCCCAATCAACTGCTGGGCCGCACGTCAAGCGGGACGCTCGAGCTCACCAGTGATGACAAGGGGCTGAGGTATTCGGTCGTGCTGCCCAACACGGAACTGGGCCGCACCATCGGCGAGCTCGTGGCCCGTTCCGATTTGCGTGGATCGTCGTTCGCGTTCACCGTGGAGCCACGCGGCGAGCAGTGGGAACCAGGCGAAGACGGCAAGCCGCGACGCTCGATCCGCGAGGTGTCTGGCCTGTTCGATGTTTCCGTAGTGACTCACCCGGCGTACCCAAGTTCGACCACGAGTGTCGCCCGTCGAAGCTTGGAGGCGTGGTTAGCATCCCAGGAGACGGTGGACGTGCCGGCTGCGGCGGTGCTGACTGATTTGCGGCCGGCGATGGCCGCTTGTCTGCGGCTTCGTGCCGCACGTCTTCGGAGCTTTCTGCGTGGCAAGACCGGGTGACATCTGCCCCCAGTGCGGCAAGGGTCGCATCCGCACTCGCTCGAGCGTGCAGGCGGGCGAACATTCGCAGGTACGGTACATCGAGTGCCAGTGCTGCACGTTTCGCTCTAAGCAAGTCGTGCCGGCCGAGTACATCTGCCGCCGGTCCCTTGTAAATACAAACACTAGGCGAGGCTGAGTGGCGTTCTTGGCGTAGTGTGAACGACAGACACGGACTGTCACCGTTCACAACTACGGAGTGCCAAGGATGGCCAGCCAACTCACCAAGCTTCAGGACCGGGCCGCTGCTGTGGCCGCCATGCTCGATGACCTCTCGAAGGTCGAGGAGCGTTCCGCCGAGCAGGTCGCGGAGATGGAGAAGCTGGCCGGCGAAGCCGAGCAGCTGGAGAAGGAGCTGTCCCGCGAGCACGCCATCGCCGAGAAGATCACCGCCCTGCGTGGCAAGGTGGCTGCGACTGCGAAGCCCGTCGAGGTTGCGGCCGTTCATGCGGCCCCGGCCCCGGCTGCCGAGCGTTCGCTGAGCGGCAAGGCCCGCCATTTCCGTTCGTCCAGCGACGCTGAGGCGTGCGGCCGATGGATTCGTGGCTACGTTCTCGGCCGTGCCGAGGATCGTTCGTGGTACGAGAAGAACGTCGAGGCTCGCGCCCTGTCGCCCAACGACAACAGCAAGGGCGGCGTGTTCATCCCCGACACCTTCGCCTCGACGGTCATCCGGCTGGTGGAGTCCTTCGGTGCGTTCCCGGCGCAGGCCAACAACCTGCAGATGACGAGCGACACGCTCTACATCCCGCGTCGCGTTGGCGGAAACACGGCGTACCACACGGGCGCCAATGCCGAAACCCAGGCGACCGACATGGCGACCGACAACGTGATGCTTTCCAGCAAGGAAGTTCGCGTCGGCACTCGCGTCCCTAACCAGCTGATTGACGACTCGGCGATTGACCTCGCCGGGCTTGTGGCTGAAGAGTTTGCTCTGGCCATTGCCCAGCGGATTGACGAAGACGGCTTCATCGGCACCGGGGCCAGCCTTTACGGTGGCATCCGTGGCATCCAGTACAAGTTTGAGAACGAGACGCTGACGGCTGGCATCAACGACTCTTCGCAGTCGGCGGTTACGGCCCTGACGGTCGATGACTTCCTCGCCACCGTCGCCAAGGCTCCGACCTACGCGACCCAGAGCCCGACCTGCGGCTGGTACTGCACCCCGCAGATGCACGCTCTGGCGATGCAGTCGCTGGCCCTCGGCGGCAACGGTGCCCTCGCCAACGAGGTGCTGGACGGCGCCCGCCGGCCGACGTTCCTGGGGTGGCCGGTGTTCCTCAACAACGTCATGCGGAAGACGGCCTCGGCCGGTCAGTGCGTGGCGTTGTTCGGCGACCTCAAGCGGTCGAGCCACTTCGCCCTGCGGCGTGCCGTGGCGGTGCGGGCGAGCACCGACCGCTACATCGAGTTCGATCAGACCTACTTCCAGGCCACGGTGTCCTACGACGCGGTGACCTCGGACGTGGGCGACGCTTCGACGGCTGGCCCGGTCGTGGCTCTCATCCTCTGAACCTAACCAACCCAAGGAACCAGAATCCATGAACCACGCGGCCAACGGAAAGTCTGTCATCTCGATCAGCCCCGGCGTTGCGGGCGTTGCCTCTGCGGGCACGCACACCGTGGCGATTGACTGCCTCGGATACGACTCGGTCAGCATCGACGTGTGCTACCGGTCGCTCGCCAACACGTCTGCCCCCAGCGTCGTGACCATCAAGCACAGCGACACGGACGGCAGCTACGGCACGATCTCAGGTCTGATCCAGGGCACCGACTACTCGCTGGCCGGCGTCGGCAATACCGCCACGGTCAACGTGACGCGGTTCGAGGTGTCCACCAAGGCTCTCAAGCGGTATCTGCAAGTGGCGGTCACGCCGTCTGCGGATGCGACGGCGAACGGCACGAACAACGACATCGTCGTGGCGGCCCGCCTGGGTCGCGGCGAGGCGGGTGTCGATTCGGCGTCTGATGCCAACGTCACTACCCGCGTGGTTCTCGGCTGAGCGAAGACGATAGAACGACAACTCCAACGAAGGAGGAGCCGTGGGCGCGGCGACTTCGGCGGTGGCTGGCGTAAAGCCTGCCATCATTCAGACCGGCAGCGGGCCGATCCGGCTGCACTGTGCCATGTCCGTGCCTAGGCTCGGCTGGCAGGATCACATGTTCTGCTGGGCCAGGGGGCTCATCCCGTACGGCATATCGCCAGTGCGGCTTGAGGGGGCGTTCTGGGGCCAATGCCTGGAGCGTGTCCTCACGGACATGATCGAGAGCGACACGGACGAAAAAGCCCCTCCGCTCTGGATCTGCACGCTCGACTACGACTCAATTTTTGAAGCCGATGCGATTCCTCGGCTGCTGACGTACGCCGTAGCCAGCGACTTCGACTTCGTGGCCGCCGTGCAGATGAAGCGGCGTACGGATGAGCCGCTGTTCACGATGAAGGCTGACGATGGCTCCCGTGTGGCCGAGGTGGCCAGGGATCATTTCATCTATCACAACGTCATCCAAGCCAACACGGCCCACTTCGGATTGACGATGCTAAAGGCAGAGGCGTTGAAAAAGATGCCTCACCCGTGGTTCATCGGAAAACCCAATGAGGCTGGCCGGTGGGAGGACGGGCGGATTGACGATGACATCGCCATGTGGCTGACGGCCCAAAAGGCCGGGCTGAAGATTGGCGTGTGTCCTCGGGTCGTGCTGGGCCACGCCGAGGTGTGGATCAAGTGGCCCGACCAGAACATGCGAGCGAGCCTGCAGCACCCTGGCGATTTTTGGGAACGAGGTGGCAGGCCACCGGAGAACGTGTGGAAATGAGCACGACGATCCCGATGGTGCAGGTCCGGTTCCTGCGGTCCTACGCCGCGTACAAGGCTGGCCAGGTGGTGCCCGTGACGGGCGGCCTGGCCCGCACGCTCGAGCTCCAGCGGTACGCCGTGCGGCACGTTGACGCCCCGGCGTTTGAGTTTGCCACGGCCCCCGAGCCGGCGACTGAGCGGGCGGTTGCCCCGGTTGCCAAGGCCAAGCGTGGGAGGCCGAAGCGTGCGTAACTGGGAACTGCCGCAGACGGGCAGCCGCTACCGCAGCCTCACCGTCGCCACGGCCAGTGGCACCGGCGACCGTCCGGTTAGTGTGGCCGACGCCAAGGAACACCTGCGGATTGTCGATTTCACCGATGACGATGCCTACATCGGTGGCCTGGTCGATGCCGCGACGACGTGGTGCGAGGACTACTGCGACCGCACGTTCGCGGACAAGCAATACACCGTGGCGTTCGATGACTTTCCGAGCCTCCGCATCGAGCTCCCGCGCCCGCCGGTGCGGTTGAACGCGACTGCCGCGAGCGCCACGGTGACTATCTCGTATGTGGATTCCGCCGGCACCACACAGACACTCACGTGGGCGCAGTCTGGAACGCAACAGTTCCGCCTGGACCGCGACCACGTTCCTGCCTTGGTCTACCCGCTGTACCTCGAGGATTGGCCCAACGTCCGGCTGGACGACAAGGCCGTGCAGATCACGTACCTCGCTGGGTACGGCGGTGCGGCGAGCGTGCCGAAGCCGGCCGTGCACGCCATCAAGATGCTGGTCGGGCACTGGTATGCCAACCGCGAGGCCATCGGCAGCGTCGGCCAGAACGTGCCGCTGGGCGTGCATGCCCTGCTTGAGCCCTTGAAGTGGAAGCAGTACGCATGAGCCTCGAAGGCCGTATCGCCATCGACGTTTCGTTTTCGGACTCGTCCGCTGGTTCCGGCGTGCAGTCGCTCAAGCGGCTCGCCCTGACCAGCACGGACGCATACAGCAGCGGAAAGGTGGCCATCCTGACCGGCACGTGCGGCACGGCCGCCGTGGCTATCGCCGTGGCTCCAAGTGCCTACAAAGACTCCAGCGGGTCCGCTGTCTCATTCTCCAGCGTCAGCCGGTTCGCGTTTGCGGCATCGGCCGCTGCCGTGTGCAGCGAGGCCGCCGGGGCTGGCGTGGCCATTACTGGCGGCAGCCGGGTGGCCCTGTCCGACAGCCGCTCGGGCGGCACGTCCGGGTTCAACGTCTCGGCGTACAGCGGCACCGCGTCTTACACGCTCGTCATCTACGGAGCGTAGGCCATGCCACTCCGTTCTGGCGACATGGACACGCTCGCCACGGTGCAGACTCCCACCGAGAGCACCAACAGCATCGGCGAACCGGAACTGGCCTGGTC